GTGTAGTTATAAGTAAAACTTTCACCTTGTACTATAAAGTCATTTTTAGTATAATCTGAAATCTTAGCAATATTGGTCCAGTCAATAAAATCTTTGATAATAATATTATTGATTTCTTGTGATGTAATCTTTGTATTTCTATCAACACCTCCGACAATGTCGTTTATGTCAAATATGTCTGGATTGTAATCAACTTTTAGATTATTAAAAATACGCTTTTCCATTTCTAAAATCAGATCGTCTCTATAATCATCATAAGCAAGTGTAATACTGCCGTCGTGTCCTCTAATAACTTTTTGTGGAGTTTGATAACTTGAGTCAATAAATATTTCAGGAACGTATGCCGGGAACATACCTATTTTTGTAGGTGTTGGTGGAATAAAACTACCTTCAGTATTATCGTATTCGTGTATAGTTAATATATCGCCATCGGTCAGTGTTGCAGAAATGTCTACAAATCCAGTTCCAGTAAATGTATAATCTCTATTAAACACAAGTTGTTGATTATTTAAATACACATACAATGCTTTATTACTGATAGCCGATTTATTAAAAACTGTTGAGAGAGCATAAACTGTTAATCTACTATCAAGTATTTCATATTCAATCTTTTTGCTGCCGCCGGTGGCTGCCATATCAGTACTGTAAAACGGAGTAGTTGTAGTCTTGGTACTATTAATCTCATTGAAGATAAAATCAACATATTCTTTTACTGTTCCGTTAAATGATGTTTCAGTTGCAGTTTGTAAAAACTGTCTTTTAAACTTGGTATATTCATTTAGTGCATATCTAATAGCTGCAACAACATTTGAGTTTTTATTAACCAAATGATAAAGTGATAGATTTAGCGGTCCGCTGTGTTGAACAAACTTTCTACCATATTTGGCAACTGGGCCTAAATCTCTAAGATTGTTTAAGCCAGGTTGAACTCCTGAAAATGCTGCAACTTCAGAAACAAGTCCTTCAACATGATCATTTACTTCGCCTAGTGTAAACTCTGTAATATTTTTATTAGACGGGTTTCTTTCAAAGTTATGAGGAATCTCATAATAACCATTGTCATTTTTGTTTGCCGAGCTTTTGGTTTTAATAACAACAATATCAGTAAACCCAATATCCTTAGAAAGTACAACTTTGGTTGTTTTATTTTCATTGACTATTTGGTAATCAGGTTTATATTCATTGTTAACATATACTTTGATTTCTAAATCAGTTAACTCAGCACTATTATTGTAAACATCGACTGGAAATCTATTTGTATAATCTTCGCCTGTGTATTTTCTTATAACATATTGACTGCTTTTTATATTTGCTTTTTTCCAAGCATTAGTATAAGATATAACTTGATTATTATATTCTTGTAAAAAGAAAACATCACTGCTTATAGTTGTAAAAATATTATTAACTTTGTATTTGTAATCTTCTGCAAGCAATGCAAAATCAAAAACAATGTCGCCAATATTTACAAAGTTTTTGTATGTAAGAGGAAATCCAAGTTCGGTATCATTAGCACCTTCGCCGACTCTATAACTAAAAAGTCTGTTTCCAGCAAAATCTGTACTGTCATAAACTGTATTATCTCCAAGGCTGTTTCCGTTGCTGTCAAACAAATCAAACTTTGGTGCTTGATTTAAACCTATTTTATCTTGAGCTAGTTTCCATCCAGTTGTGTCATACCAATACATTTTTCCAGCATTTTTTACACCGTTTTTGACTAGTACGGTTTGATTTAGAACAGGGTTAGTATCAGTTGTTTCAATCAAACTTATTTGAGTGGTGTTTGTATGAGTAATAAACTTGACTTCAAATATTTTATCTTTTACTAAACTATCTGTATCTGCCACAAACAGTATACGCATTCCTTCAACTAAATCTATTCCATCAATGTTGTATCCGGCAGTGCCTTCGATTGTGCTAAATGCATCTTTTGTAAATGTATCAACTAAATCAACATTAAGTTTAGCTGTATTGCCGTGATTCCACAAACGTAGATTTGGTTCAAACTCAATAATAGGACGTTTAGCTCGTGCTGTCTGATCTAGCTCGATTGGTTGATTATTAATATTTGCACTTTTTTCAATAACAGATTTATGGAACCAGCGATTGTATCTTGCCCATGCATTTCTACTAGTGTCTCTTCTGTTTATACAAATATAATCCTTGTATCCTGCATAACTTCTAGCATTACTCCAAGGAACACGGTCAAATCCGTTTACATCAAACGGTACTTGTGTGTCTTGTGTAAATATAGCCGGCACTTCAAGGTCACTAACTGGAACTAGTTTGATAGATGTGCCTACTCCTTCAACATAGTATAGTCCTTGTGCATATGTTGCTGGCGTTACATTGCCTTGAAAATACACTTTCATGCCATTTGACATATTCCAACCGTTGATAGTTGTGTATGTTTTTTTGCCTATGATTTCTTCGTCTACATTTATGTCACTATTTTCTTCAATGTCGTATACATTAAACACACCACTGTTGTCAATATCGTTTTGACTAACATAATAAAGATTTTCAGGAGCGTCTCCTGGTACTGTAAATTCAATGACGCCGTTTTCAATAAATCCATCTTCTAAATAATCTTGTGGATTTATCAATGTGTCGTCTACATTTTCATGTGTTAGTACAACACCTTCTCGGTACAATGTACTAACTAATGTACTATCTTTTGAATATTCAACTTTTTTCTGTCTGCTTGTTGCAAAACTAATAGGATGGCCTGGAACGTTAACTTCAAATCTATATGTTTGACCTCTAAACAACTTTATACTTTTATTACGTGTTACTCCATCAGGCGAAAATACATAGGCTGTATTATCATCGTCAACAACAGTTTCAATAGTAAATGTACTAACTACTTGTCTACCCTGTCCTCTAATAGGAACTTCCTGCGGGCCGTTAGGTAGCCAGTAGTATTCTCTAAAGTTAGTAAACTTATCAAAATCAATATGTGGGTTCCAAGCATAAAACTCTTGAGCAAAAAGTTTGTCGTGATTTTTGATATTGCCGCCGAACGCACTTATCTGTCCTAGTATATCTACATAATCAGCATCAAACTCTACATTTCCAAGATTATCCTGAACAATAGCAAACGGTTCTAACTGATAGTTTTCTCTGTTAGAGTTAATATCACTAATATAACTATCTTGAGTAGTAACTGCTTTAGCAGTTCTACTTCCAACAAATCCGTTAATCTTTTCGACAACACCTGGGTTGGTTAACTGATCAACTGTACTACCTAAAAACTTTTTATTTGCATTAGTTCTAAAATATCTTGGAAGCAAAGAAGCCGAAGTTCTCTTTGCACTAGAACTTCCAGGTACAGGATATTCATTTTGATCATCATTGTATGACATTAGTAATTATTTCCTTCAGTAATGGTGGTTGTCGAAGTTGTTGTACTTTGAACGCCTGTGTTTAAAACTTCGTTACTTGTAATAACATTTGCAGTTGCTTTAAGTCTTGATGCAGTAATACTATCAATAACTTCAATATCACTAACACTTGCACTACTAATCAATATTTCGTCATTTTCACTTTTTAGTTCGTACATACTGCCAAACGATTGTGTTTCACTTTTTGGTACTAGAACAATACTACTTATATCAGGTGCAGTTTGCTTCATAATATATGCTGCTAATTCACTAAAATAAAATGTTTCGCCAAAGTCCCAGTTTTCTAATGCAAAGAACTCGTTGATACTATCAACAACTCGTGATTTTATATCATTGTCATTTACAACACGATTTGTATTTTTTACTATTTTAAATGTTGCTTGCACATCAGTATCACTTTCAGAACCAAATAAAGATTTATATTTTACAGGATGATATATTACTTCATCACTGATTGATTTGATCTTTTTAATATCATTGCCAAAATCTAAAAACAGTGAATCACTACTAGGTGGCAATGGCTTAGTTGTAATATCGCCTTTGAGATATTTTCTATATTCAATATCATAAGATTTTGTTAAAATATACAAGTCAATAATGTTACTACTACTTGGATCAATGCGACGATTTTCGGCAGCGGCATGTCTGTAATCAAATCTAATATTATCTCTGCCTTTGTATGCTTTGTAATCAATGGATAGTTCTAATCCTGTTTGTAGTGCATTAAACTTTTTAAATACATCAGTACTACTAATATAAAATATTGTTGCAGCATCATACGAACTGTATGCTCCGATTGCTGCTTCAGTTTGTTTTACTACAATATTTTCTGCTGCGGCACTAACATATTCATAAGTTTCGACATCATTTTTTTCAAACTTTTTAGAAAATATATATTTTGTGTCTGGCAAATAAGCAGGTGCAACAATATTTGTAAATAGATCAGGATCGTCAATCACTCCATCGGCATCACTATCAGTAAATCCTATTTCTAGTTTTTTACTATCTACATACCCATCTGCACTTCTGTATTCTTTAACAACTTGCCACTTCCAATCTTGGTTAAACGGTGTTAATAAATCAGGCTTATTATTATTACTTAAAATACTAATACTATCAGTAACAATCTTACCAACTTTACTATCGTATATACGATCATTGCCATCAAAGTAAAAACGTATTTGTTTGTCACTTTCGAATACATATCTTACAGCACGGCTAGTTACTGTATATTTTTCACCATCAGTTTCAAATAAGAAAATCCAACTAGCATCTTGATTTGTGCCAGTAGCATCTCCAGTTTTTCCAGTATCAAATACACTGGTTGTATCAAGATTCTGTTTGTAATAACTTTCCAGTTGGTTGTTTCAACATCATAACGCAATCCAAATGTTTTAAATGCAAATGCCTGATCAACCATTTGTGATAATGTATCATTTACAATAGTATTATTTAATACCGGAATAATTTCTGAAAGTTTACTAGTACTAGGAACTTCATCATTTAATATAATAGGTCCTAATGTACTATCAACATTACCTATTGTTCCGTTCTCATATACACTTATAATTTTAGTCCATATATATTCTTTATCACCTAGTGCAGATACTTCTCCCAAGACCAGTTTATTGTTTTTGTCGTAATGATATCCTGCTGGAGGAGTAAACTTAACCAAACTTCCAGCAGCAACAAACTTCATTGTTGTAGCAGTAAAACTTGATACTGCAACTGGTATAGAAAACTGATCTTGGAATAGTCCACTACTTTGATTTGTTTCATTTGTTGTGGCATTCCATGTATAGTTTAAATCAACAATACTTGCATTTCTACTAAAGTTTTTATAATAAAAGTTTTTAGTTTGTGTATTCTTTATTATTTCTAATACTCGATTATTAATAACTGCTTCAATGTCTGTTTTTGAAACAAAGTTAAAACTAAATTTGTTTGTAAGTTCTTCTGTAAAAATACTTCCGTCATCGCCAAACATCAAAGTGTTACTGTACTTTCCAGTTGCATCACGTAAATCGTAATATCTACTAATACCACTACTTGTTCTGTTTACACTTTTTGTTTTAATAATCTGTTGGCTTACACCCAAAGGTCCAATATTATAATCTTCGCCAGTTATCAAACGATTTTGTGTGTAATATGTACTAGGTGCATTTGTTTGAATACTTTCATTAGTTTCTGATTGATCTGCATTTGAAACAACTGATTGTAGTTCTAAAACTATGTTAAGTGTTTCTGCTGAGTTATTTTTACTAATGTAAGGAACTTGAATTTGTATTCCTGTCATATCAGCTGGATTTATATTAAACTGTGCATTTGCTGATATTCTATAATAAACTTTAAAATCGCCCTTTGGTAATGTTCCAAAAGTTCCGTCACTAAACACAAGACTTATTCTATCGCTTACACGACTTAGAACACTATACAAATCACGAACACCTTTGGTAACACTGTTGTAAACAATGTTATTACCTTCTGTGCTTTCAACTTTTTGCCATAACGCTTCTTCGTTTCCGTTGCTGTCTAACTTGTAAAGCCAAACATCACTGTTGTTGATGTTATCGCTGTCAATGTTTACAGTTGTATTTGGAACAGGATTTAATATAGAGAATGTATTCTCTTGTATACTACCTTGTCTAAAGTGCATAAAAAATCCACTGTTTGAACTTCCTGCACCTTGGCCGTTGTCTCTATATAAAAATGCTAGTTTATTTCCAGGAAACGGTTCTTCTTCGTATATTGTTGTAGTATCTGTATCAATATTAGTACTAACAATTTCAAACTTGCGTGAGGTGTCATCTATGTTTTTTGTAAAACTATATATAGGCAACCCTGTATTATTTGCACTAAATCTATATTGTTCAGTTGTTACGCCATTTACAATAGCTTTTTTAATAGGGCGGCCAAATGTTGAGTTTGCTGGCAACGCAGCATTCATAATCTTAATAAACTGTTCGTACCAATCCGAGTTAGTAGGATCATTCCAAATAATACTTTGATTAGACAAATTGTTGTTATTAGCATCGACTACATCCTCTGTGGTACTAACACTTTCAATTTTTAATAATCCGTTGGCTGGAATATTTCTATTTGCATTATAACTAATAAGCCTTGCCAAACGGAGAATACTTTCTCTACGGTCAGCAGTTTCAATAAAGTTTTCTCTAGCATTTAGGTCAGTACGGAAAGCAAGGTTTTGTCCTAGAAATGCAATAAGATCAATAAGTGCAAGATATTCACTGGATTCGATATAATCATTAAAATCTTCTGGATAGTTTTCACGGATATATGTAATCATAGTTCTGCGTAGATTATCAAAGTCGTAACTTTGAAAATCTGCGTATCTAAAACTTTGATATATTGTTTTCCAGTCTTCAGCTAGTAGAAGTCTGTTTTGCCTATCTGTCGTTGACATTCGCGGTTCCTCACTTTATAGTATATTTACCTGAAGTAAAAAACTGCGTACTTTAAATTAATCCGTTGTCTTGATCAAACTTTATACGCATACTTTCGCTAATGCTGTAAGGAATGTAAGTCAACGAACAGTCAATCTGTATACCGCTTTCGTAACTGTCAACGATTACACTATCAACATTAACTCTTGGATCGTAGTTGACTATTTCTGTTACATCTTCAATAATAAGTTGTTTTAAGTCATCAGTAAATGGTTCAAACAACACATCCCATATAATAGTTCCAAACTCTGGATTCTCAAGTTTTTCACCTTGACGAATATGGAAATGATTTATAATATCCTGCTTGATTATACTAATATCATACAAGTTAAATCCTTTAGGATTAGCTACTGTGCTAACTCCTCTGTATTGTTTGGAAACCACAGGGGGACTAGTAATATCGTTTGATACTGTTACATTTTTGTATAAGGGTTTTTCATTTGTAGCCATACTGTATTTATCTTGCTATCATATAGTTGAATGCGGCTTGGCTTTCGGCAGGTAATTTTATTAGTTCGGCAGATCTGTTACTAGGATTCAACTCTACTATTCTGTCAAAATCGTATGATCCTATTTTAAAAACTTGTCCGTCTACTACAATACCTAATATCGTATCTTCTTTTGCTTTTTCTTCAATACTTATTCCGTATCCATTGTTCTTTTTAACAAGTTTAGTTCCAAACTTTTTAGCACATCTTTTACAAGCAGTTGCTACATTTGCAAATGTAGGATCGTTTGTTGTTTTAAATGTTTTCTTATCTATTTGTTTGGCTAAACTTGCCATGTTATTAAGTTGACCTACTGGATTATCATTGAATATAATGTCGTTGGCTATTTGTTTGCCTGCTTTGCTAGTAACTCTTGGCTTATTGAATATTTTTCCAACTAGATTTGCTCCTACTTGTGCAGCAGCGCCGCCTAATACTTTTTGTAAATCAGGTGGTAAACTGTTTAGTGCTCCTGAAAGATTTTTTGTAAAATCACCAACACCACGACTAAACTGATCAAACACTGGGCCTACTCCTGGTATGCCTGAAATAGCTGCTCCTAACCCGCCTGCTAGTTTTCCGGCCATATCTCCTAATGCGCCAGATACTGCTCCGAGTGCATTTCCTATAGCACCATCGATAGCTCCTAAAGCACTTCCTAATGCACCGGACAATCCTGTACTTGATAGTAAGTTACCCATTACACCAGGAAGTTTTCCTAGTATTCCTCCAAGTGCTGATCCTGCTATACTACTTAATCCGCCTTGTAGGCCTTGTAAAAAACTATCTTTTATGTAATCAACTGTGTTAGTAGTTGCATCTTGTATTTCTGTTCTAACCTCTGCTGGATTAGCTGCGTTTGTTCCGCCAGCGTAGGTATTAGTAACAGAAGAACTACCAGTAGGAGCACCAAAATTTCCGCCAGGTACTCTTATACCAGCAATAGCAGGAATATTACCAGCTGCAAGAGTAGCAGGACTAACAAATCCTAAGTTTTCAACAAATGCAGCCGGGTTTGAAATACCTTGTAGTGC